CAACATTCTTTGTAACTGGTACTATAGCTATATTACTTGAATCATTTATATTTATTAATTTAAATATACTATTGGTACAAAATATAAATAACTCATTACGGAATCCTCTAATTCCTTCTATTTGGTCTTCTACTACTATAGAACCTGAACCAGTACCACTAAAACTTGTAGGGTCTAATGTAGCACTATAAAATACTGTACTTAAATTATCTTCAACTCCTGCAGCTATTAAATGCTTGTCGTGAGTTGTAACATATTTAACACCTTTAGTTCCTGTTACAGTTATTTCTTCTGCAAAAAATGTTCTAGTGTTTAAGTTACCAGTACCTTCCATTCTAAATATGTAAGGTTTATTAGCACCATCAGCTATAATAACTTGACCATAATCAAATGTAGCTCCATCAAATAATGTAAACTGACATTGACCTTGTGAAGTTCTTGTTAGTGTACTTCTACCTGTAAAAGCTGTGTAGTCATCTCCACTACTTGCTACAGAACTTCTACCTATATTTAACCAAGTTTGTCCATCATTACTAAAAAATATTCCTGTATCTGCAGTAGCTATAACGCCATCTGCATAGGGAAATACACCTAGTATATTTGTTGTACCACCTGTAGGTTTTGTAGCATTTGTTGTACCAAACTTTTGATAGCCATTTATTCTTCTATAACCACCTTCTGTAGAAACCTCAAAGTTTCTTAAGTCTTTTGCAACTCCGGGAGTCTTAAGTAAATTAATAACATTAGTTGAACTTACTAATCCTCCATCAACTGCAACTGTGTATGGTTGACTTCTAGCCATTAAAAGTATGTCCTATCATCTGTCATATATTTAGGAGTTGGATTCATAAGATTAGATTTCATATGTTTCATTCCTTTTTTATAATCATCTAAAGCAAAAGCTGCTTGTTGTGGACTTTCTTTAAACTGCCATACATAGTATCTAGCTCTTGCAGTTACTATATTGCTATACTGTTCTGGTAAAACCATAGTATCACCATGAGCATCTAAAGCTGTAGGTTTTGTAAATGCATAAAAATGTACATTATAAACTTTGTCAGGTATTGGACTTAATCCAAATTTTCTACTATCTGGAGATTTAATTACAAATTTAGGTTCACCATATGCTTGTGTATCTGCATCATCTATGTTTTCACTATCTCTATAATATCTTCTCCAATCTGCAAGTGTTAAAAATTTTAATCCTTTAGATACAAAAGGACTTGATTCACCACTTACATTAATTGTAGTAATATAAAAATCATCCCAGTCAATAGAAGCAAAGTCTGTAGTAATACTAGAGCTACCATCTTTTAAAGTATAAAATCTTTGTCCAGCTACAGTTGCTATTGTTGTATTACCATAAAAAGGGTCTGTACTTCCACTTACTCCAGCACTAAAAAAAGGTAGTTGAGGTTCTTCGTTAGCTATGTCAAATATAGATTTATTAACTGAATCTTTAACAAATTTTTGCAAACCTATAGCAGTAGCAAAGTTTGCTGATGTTAATGGTATTTCGTTTAGTTCTCTAAGAACTTCGTTAGTTAAATCTAAATATGTTGTAGCCATTATTTTTTATGTACCTTTTGTATTGCAAAGTTTGCCATTAAACTTGCACCTTTGTGTGGTACAAACTTTCCTTTGTGTTTCATTAATTTAAAACTACCATTTTTTTGTTTCATCCAATGATAGCCTTTTGGTGCTTTGACCTTCATTTTAATTAGGTGTTAAAACTTCACCACCACCGGCATACATGATTCTATCATTATGTTTACCACCATGTTTCATCATGCTTCTTTTTTCTTTTTTTGGCATCATCATTGAGCCACCTAAACCACCATGACCTTTTTTTGTTCTAGCCATACCACCATATATCATTTTCTTTTTACTGTACATTTATTTCTCCACTTTATTTTTTTCGTTATAGTAACCCGGTCTTAAACTTTCGTTATAACCAGCCATATCTTTACACATTTCTTCTTTTTCTTTTAAAGATTTGTAATAAGAAATATTCCCACTAGGCTTTGGATTACCTGTTTCTTGTTGTTCGTATTTATCCATGTTTATCCTTTTAAAAAAGGAGGAGTCCTAAGACTCCCCCAAATGATTACTATTAATCAATACCGTAGAAAGCACTTACTAATGCTTCAGGTCTAAGAACTTTTGCTCCATAGACATGAAGACCTCTCACGATGTCGCCAAAAGAACTTGGGTCTCTTAGGACTTCTGTTGAAAGGATTGTGTTAGCAGTTGCAGTAGAACTGATATGACCACCCATACATTTACCAGCAGCATTAGATGTTGAGGCAATGTTGTTAGATTTGTACATATCAAATCCTCTTAGTTTTCCACTAGATACTAAACCATTTCTAATTGAACCTTGACCTGCGTTGAAGTCTACAGATAGCAATTTAGAAGAAGCTTGACCTAATACTTCGTAGAAGTCAGGACCAGCAACGAACCATCTTCCTTCTTCAGGAACACTTTGTTCATCTAATAGTCTTGCCATTCTAGCTAAAACATCAATTGGGTCATGCTCGTTAGTACCAAAACCTATGTCAAGGTTACCAGTTCCATCAAATGTACCGGCAGCTAAGTCGGTAGCATTGTCAGTACCTAACACATGGTCAGGTGATGAACTAGAAACTCCTGAGAACATAGTTGCGATAACAGCAGCATCATATGAATCTCTTAAAGCGTAAGCTGCAGAACTTGAAGCTACTTCTTTAAAGTTTACATGTGACATATTTGTTTCAATATCATCTACGATGAATTTGAAAGCTTTAGCACTATCGACAACCAATGTAAGTTCTTGGTCAGTTAGTTTAGTTGCAGTAGTATCACTACCTCTTGTATAATCAGAGACAGAGATAACTGGTTCTTTGATAATCTTTACTGAGTCTCCAAAAGCAGATATTTCACCAGCATAGTCGGTGTTTGTAATAGCTTCTACAACCGAAGATTTTCTAAAGAAGTTTAGAACCTTTTTAGAGTAAATCGAAGGTAGGAAGAAACTATTAGCTTGTCCACTTACGGAGTTAGCAAAGTTAGCATTAGTATCGGTTGAGGGTTCAAAAAATTGAGCCATGATACATTCTCCTTTATGTTATATAGTTTACTTTACGATTCTGCCTTCTTGCATAGCATTTGATATGTCTTCTTCATACTTATCAAAATCAGCCATACTCATGGCAGCAATCTCCCTTTCAGACCATACTTTCTGTTGCTTTGGTTCTACACTTGTTGTTTTTGTAGATACCATATCTGCAGCAGATTGTCTAGTCTTTTTAGAAGATGACTTAGTTTTGACAGGTTCAATACCTAAATCTTTTTTAAACAAATCTAAAGCACGAGAAGCTAAATCGGCATCTTCAGCATTTGAGTATATCCATTTCTGAATAGAATCAGGTTGCTCTTTTGCCCATGTATGAAAGTCATCGCTGTTTCTAATATCCTCAAAATCAGGATGTCTATCATATAATCTTTTCTCTGCATCTTTTCGTATTAATTGTTGTTCTCGCTGTTGGAGTTTACTAAGGCGTTCTTCTAGAACTTTTGCTTTAGACTCCGATTGCATATGTGCAACAGTTTCTACTACTTCATAAACATCAGGATAATTATTTTTAAACTCTTCTAGTTCTTCTTCAGTTTTAGGAGCTTTATATTCAGTTCTATTTTTAGTAGCTTCTTCTATAAGTTCCTGTTCTCTATGTCTAAACTCATTAAGTTTATTATCATAATGTTTTTTAAGGTCGTCATACCTTTTTTTATAGTTAGGTCTTTTATAAGGTTTATCCTTATTAGTGTCTAACTCTTCAGTATTAACACTTCCTTCAGCTTCTACTTCAGTAATATCGCTACTGTTAAAAAGTTTATTTCTTTCAGTAGGTTCTTCAAAATATAAGCCTTCATTTGCAGATACAAAATCTGTTTTATCTTCATTGTGCCAATCTTTCTTTTGGTTATAAGGATTTGGCGTTTCCTCTGTTTGGACTGTATTAGTCATTTTCTTTTACTCCTTACTCAGGGCTTCATTAACAAGGTAGCTGCATAAGTCGACTGTGCAGGGCTTGTCTTGTAAAGGTAGCCTTTCTGGTTAATATTTAATAAAGTGCCTACGCTAATAGGGTGGCTTTATCTTCCATATCCAGCACCACGAATAGGAGGTTGCAGTAAAGGATTAGTATAATTATCCTGTTCTCTATTATCAAGAGCAGAACCATCTATACCTAAAGGCATAGGTTCTTCTTTTCCTATTGCACCACCTAATTGGGCTGGTAGTCTTTCATCTGCAGCAGCTTCAGCATCTTTCATCATACGCATCAATTCATCAGCTCCGATTTCTTCTGTAGCTTTTGCAGTAAAGACAAATTCTCCATCAGATAACCTTGCAGGTATACTGTCGGAGACTCCTGAACCCGGTCCTTCAACAGGACCAGACCCAGCAAATTCTTGAGCAACATCTATAACTTTATCAAAAAGCATAGCTAGTTCCTCATCTTGTTCTAATTTAGAAGTAAGCATTGTTTCTTCTTCTTCTGTCAATGCTTCTTTCATAATAAAATCTGTATAGTTTTCTTCCATGACATTATCAGTTTCCATAGGTTCTTCTGATTTATTCATAGCCATTTGCATTTGGTTGTCCATAGACATAGGACCACCTTCTTGTTTTTGGTTTCTTAACTTAGCAAAATCATCTGCATCAATATCATTATCATTATCTACATCTAATTTTTTTTGACCTCCAACTAACTCACCATCTTGATACATTTTTCTATCATCATCTAGTAAACCACCACCTTTTTTTGTAGCTCTTTCATCTCTAGGGTCTACTATTGAATCACCCATAGCTTCTTCTCTTTTTTTTCTTTTTATATATGTATTAAGGTCACCATATAATCTTTGTAATTCTTTAAAAGATACTCCAGCTTCTTTATCAGCCAAAAATTCTTCATCACGAAGTTTTTTATAATAGTTCATTTCTGCAATTCTAGATTCAAATTTTTGAGGAGAAGATGCTACTCTATCTACTAATTGTTTTGCTCTTGTTTTATCATCAGCCATATTATTTCTCCTTTGCTCTTCCTATGTTAAGTGCAAACCAATCAATAACTTTGTAAGCTTTACTTACTAAATTATCATCATGTGGTGTTGGTGTTAAAGCAGCAATCATTGAACATATTGAAACTATCCAAGGTACTACTCCTACTATTTTTAAAATTGTATCTAATAAATCTAACATTATATCTCCTCTTTTCTA